CATCACCAGGAGTAGAAGTTTCAGTAATAAACGAGAGTTTCTACGTACCATCAGATGCGGGTACAACACCACTATTCATAGTAGCATCATCACAGGACAAGAAAAACGGAGCTGGAGACGGAACAGCGTCAGGCACACAAACTGCTAACGCCAACACAGCTTTCTTGATCTCGTCACAAAGAGAATTAACAGAGACTTTCGGAGATCCGAAATTCTACACAGACGCTTCAGGAGGTTCATTACACGGTTATGAATTGAACGAATGGGGACTACAAGCGGCATACAGCTTCTTGGGAGTTGCCAACAGAGCTTTTGTACTAAGAGCGAATGTGAACACAGCAGAATTAGTTGGAAGTGCTTCGGCACCGACAGCAGACCCGGCAGATGGAACATACTGGTTTGACCTTGCATCAAGCAGTTATGGATTATTTGAGTGGTCACAGACTAACCAAACTTTTACAGCTATTACTCCAATCTTGATAACTTCAGTTGCTGACCTGGTAGGAAACGCATCAACAGGTGCTCCAAAACAAAACATTGGATCAATTGGAAGTTACGCTATCAACACCACTCATGTCACTAACAAGATCTACAAGAAAAACGCAAGTAATGTTTGGAACCACGTGGGTTCAAGTGCCTGGCATGCGGCGTTGCCGATCATAACAGTTGCTTCTGGAACGACAGTGACTAGTGGACATAAAATGGTATTGAATGACACTGAAATCACAGTATCAGGAACATCATTGACAAACGTTGCAACAGCAATTGGCTCTAACGTAACTAACGTTACAGCTAGTGTAAACTCAGTAACAGGTAACCTAGAAATTTTCCACAATGGTCAATTTGCAGGTGACTCAACAGGTGGTGCAGGATCTATCAGATTCAACGAAGGCACTGGCCTATTAGCAAGTTTAGGAATCACGACTGGTGTATACCAAGGACCTCAGTTCCTACAAGCGGCACACACTTCAAGACCAACCTGGAAAACAGCAGACGAGAACAGACCTAACGGTTCAGTTTGGTTCAAGACAACATCTGCAAACTCAGGTGCGAGCATAGTTGCAAAACTTTACAGCACAGCAAGTGCAAGTTTCTCAACAGTGTCAGCACCACTTCACGCTACTAACCATTCAGCAATTTTCAACCTGGATGCGGCGAACGGTGGAACAGGCCTAACAGCAGGAACATTGTACACACAGTTCAACGTAACTGAAGAGAGCATGACAGCAAATGATCTAGGTGGAGCGGACACAACAAATAACGTTGGTGACTTCCAACTATTCAGATACGAAGGTGGAGCAACAATTATCCAATCTAAAACAAAAGACCCAAGTTTCACAGCAGGTGAGACTTTCTCTGTGCAGGAATCACTGAAAAATCAAGAAGCATTGGACACTGCGAAAACAGTTACGATGATTTCTGGAGATGGTTCTACACTGGGTGACGCTGATGACTTTGTGACTGCATTCTCAACAGCAAATTTCACAAACCTAGAAGCAGAGGTTATCACTTCAGGTGACAACATTGGTGCGGTACAGATCAAACACAAACTGGGTGGTGAATTCAGAATGGTGGACACATCAGGTACTCCATTGGCAGATGCAGGAATCAGCACTACAACTGCACACAGCTATGGATCATTCACAGCAAACAGCACAACATTGATTGATAATTTATACGATGCTCCAACAGGAGAATCATTAGACTCATCAGCCAACAACGCTGTAGTGGCTACAAACTTCAAGAGATTGAGCTATACTGCTTCAACAAGTGCACCAACAACTGAACCAGCAGACGGCACACTATGGTATGACACTTCTATAGACGAAGCAGACATCATGGCACACAACGGAACTACTTTCGTTGGATATGCAACAGCATACTCAACAACTGATCCGAACGGTCCACAGTTCAGTGCAACAGCACCAACTACACAATCAGATGGTACTGCACTTGTGACTAACGACTTATGGATTGACACAAGTGACCTTGAAAACTATCCAAAACTTTACAGATATAACACAGCGGCAACGTTGACATCTACTAACACATCCAACCAAGTTGCAGTAACAACAACTGGTGCGGCTTTTGAATTGGTTGACAAAACAGACCAAACCACAGAAGACGGTATTGTTTTTGCAGATGCTAGATTGCACACGACGGCAGAAAGATTAGATGCACAAGAAACAGGTGGTGCAGGTGCATTCAGTTCTATCAAGGACCTATTAAGTGATGGTTTCCTAGATCCAGATGCCCCAGATCCAGCTAATTTCCCGCAGGGTATATTGCTTTGGAACACTAGACGTTCTGGTTACAATGTTAAAGAATACAAAAACAATCACATCACATCTGCAAAATATCCAGGAAGTGGATCATCAGGCCTAGGTAACGTCAGAGCATCTAATGAACTTGTTTCTGGTTACTTCCCAGACAGATGGGTTACTAAATCAAGCAACAACGCAGACGGTTCTGGCAGTTTTGGAAGAAAAGCACAAAGAAAAGTCATCGTTGAGCAATTAAAATCAGAGATTGACACTAACCAAGCAATCAGAGAAGACCAAAGAGGTTACAATGTTATTGCGACACCTGGTTATCCAGAATTGATCGGTAACATGATCAACTTGAACACAGACAGAGGCAACACATCTTTTGTGATTGGTGACACTCCTTTGAGATTAGAGGGCACATCAACTAACATCCAAAACTGGGCTAACAACTCGGCGTCAGCACTTGACAACGGTGAAGACGGACTTGTAAGCTCAAGTGACTTCTTGGGTGTGTTTTATCCATCTGGATTAACAACAGACAACACAGGCAAATCAATTGTTGTTCCACCATCGCACATGATGTTGAGAACAATAGCAAACAATGACAACATAGCTTTCCCATGGTTCGCTCCATCAGGAACTAGAAGAGGCGTCGTTGACAACGCTACGTCAGTTGGTTACATAGATGCCAGTACAGGCGAGTTTGAAACGATATCTGTGACAGAGTCTGTGAGAGATTCAATGCACGAAGTTAAGATCAATCCAATCACGTTCTTCGCAGGAGCAGGGATTGTAAACTTTGGTAACTTGACCAAAACATCGGCAAGTTCAGCGTTAGACAGAATCAACGTTGCAAGATTGGCAGTGTATCTAAGATCACAACTAGATGCTATTGCTAAACCTTTCATATTTGAACCAAACGATGAGCTAACAAGAAATGAAATCAAACAAGCAGTTGAATCATTCTTATTAGAACTTGTTGGTCAAAGGGCGTTATTCGACTTCCTAGTAGTGTGTGATGACACAAACAACACATCTACAAGGATAGACAGAAATGAATTGTATGTAGACATAGCGATTGAGCCGATCAAATCGGTTGAATTTATTTACATACCATTGAGAATCAAAAACACAGGAGAAATTGCAAAGTTAGGGAACTAATTTTGGATAAATAGGAGAAACAGATGGCAATATCAACTTTATCAAAATTCACAGTACCTTTAAGCAACGATCAGAGTTCAGCATCACAAGGATTATTGATGCCAAAACTTCAATATCGTTTTAGAGCGATCCTGGAGAATTTTGGAGTATCAACACCAAGATCAGAACTAACAAAACAAGTTATCGATATCACAAGACCCAACTTAACTTTTGACACAGTGACACTAGATGTGTACAACTCAAAAGTTTATGTAGCAGGTAAACACACTTGGGATCCAATCACAATCACTCTAAGAGATGATGTGAATAACTCAGTAACCAAACTGGTTGGTGAGCAGATCCAGAAACAGTTTGACTTCTTTGAACAGTCAAGTGCGGCATCAGGTATTGATTACAAATTCACAGGTAGAATCGAGATGCTAGATGGTGGTAACGGAGCGAGCACACCAAATGTGTTAGAAACATTTGAGTTATACGGTGCTTACATTGAAAACGTGAACTACAACACACTAGCATACGCAACTTCAGATCCAGCAACTATCACTATGTCAGTGAGATACGACAACGCAATCCAAACGCCAACAGGCACAGGAATTGGAACAGCAGTAGCTAGAACAATCGGTACTCTAAGTACTGGTGGTGGACAGTAATACAAAATTAAGTTAGCAATTATAAACAAAAAAGCGTCTTTATAGGCGCTTTTTTTGTGACTATAAATAACACTATGCCAAGCATTAACAATTATCTACAAGGTTTCCAAGACGGTCTGCCCGGAATGAAGGATTACCAACACGCATCAAGATTGTACATAGACAACAATCACAAGCTGATGCCAAAACAAAAATTCCTGTTCCACGTGGTGTTCAACACAGACGAGACATTGTTCTCAAATGGTTTCAATTCCGGCGAGAGATACGAACTGAACATGTTGGTCAAGAGTGCCGACCTACCAAAGTATGACATGAGCATGGAAGAGAAAGTGCAGTACAACAAGAAGATGTACACGGCAACCAGGATCGCATACGAACCAGTGAACATAACATTCCACGATGACCACGCAGACACTGTCAATGCGTTCTGGAAGAAATACTACGAGTACAACATAGCAGACTCCATAGGTATGAACTCGGACCTAACAATTTCTAACACCAAAGACGATTACTACGAGTTTGGAGATAATAGAGCAACAACAAAATTTGGGCTAGACACTCCAAAACAAAGACGAAAACCTTATCTAAAAGGCATAGAAATTTTCGTGTTACACAAACAGAGGTTCACGTCAATGACATTGGTAAATCCAGTGATAGGATCGTTCTCCCATGACAACCTGGACCAAGCCGACGGCACTGGGGTGCTACAGAACACCATGCAGATATTGTACGAGACGGTGATATACAAGTCAGGCATAGTCAATAAAAACAATGTACCGGGATTCGCCACAATAAATTATGACAACTCTCCTAGTCCGTTGACTGTGTTAGGTGGGGGAACCAATAGCATCTTTGGGCCAGGAGGCGTGGTCGATGGCATAGGATCTGTTATTAGGAATGTCAATAATGGGAATATACTAGGTGCAATATTAAGTGCATCAAACACCTACAATAATGCTAAAAAAATTAAAAAGGGTGATGTGAAGGAAGAACTAAAAGGCATAGCAAAAGACGGTGTGCTAGAGGTAGGCAAACAGGCTGGCAGTATCACCAATCCTGTGTCACAGTTTTCAGTTGGTGCCGCAGTGGCCGCCGGCGTTGTACTGGCATCTGCAAGGGGCACAGCAGACAACAAAAATCAATCCAACAACACTGTGATATCAAATCCATCACAAGATACTAATACGTATCTAACTGCGGATGAGGCATTTAATCTTGTGTCCAATGACAGCAATATCAGAGATGAGATCGCGGCTGGCATATACTACAAAGACATAGGTTCTCGTAAAGCGTTGACTGTTGCAGAATCAGATGTGGAATACACAGGATCAGCTGACAACATAAAAAATGTTTATACCAACAAGGCAATTACAGACATCAGGAAATTAGTCACAGAGGGATATATAAAAATTGATAGGCAAACACAGGACGTGGCTATCGCAACAGAGAAAGCATCATTATAATGGCTGAATTTTACACAAACTTACCTCCCAAGCAGAAAGACGAGCTTGATAAAACTATTGAGAAACTTACGACCACTGATTACCAAACTGAATACCAATTCAACGTAGGTGAATACGATGCAACTGTCGCCTTTTTTGTAAAACGTAATTTTAGTAGAACA